CAAGAGTTTTATGACCCTAAGGACGAGAAGTTCTACAAGGGTGTCTACGTTACTGTTTACGTCTCAAAGGGCGCTCAGGACACGTGGGAAAAGGTTCTTGACGGAACGCTAACTGGTTTCTCAATCGGCGGTAACGTCCTAGAGGCAGATACCGAGTTCGACAAGGCAGCCGGTAAGTCACTTCGCAGAATCACAGACTACGAGTTGGTTGAGTTGTCACTTGTTGACTCACCAGCAAACAACAAGGCAAACATCGTCTCTGTTGAGAAGGTAATTGGTGGACAGGATATCTACAAGGGAATCCTTGTAGATACTAAGTCCGAGATTGCTTTCTACTGCAACACTGACGAGATTGCAAAGACTTCCACCGAGCAGGAGTTGGACTGCCCATCGTGTGGCGATCCAATGCAGAATGTTGGGTGGTTTGAGTACAGCAATGACACTGATCGTACAGAGAAGATGGCTGAGGCTGTACAGAAGTATCTTTCTTCGATCAACGAAAAGCAGGTTGAACCTGCAACTAACGAAGGAGGTGTTGACGTGGCAGAAGATACAGTAGAAAAGGCCGCTGCAACTGAGGGTGAAAACCCTGTAGTTGAAGAGGGTAAGGCCGAGACCGAAGTTACCGCTTCCGTAGAGTCAGAGGAAACTGACCTAAGCGACGGCGGTGTAGAGGTGAAGGCAGATGAGGCTGATGCTGAGGCTACGGACGTGTCCGAAGTTGAGAGTGCAGAAGACGACCTTGCAAAGATGCTAGCCGATCTTGACACCAAGATTTCTAGCAACCTAGAGAAGAACCGCGAGGCTATTGACGAGGCTCTGAGCGAAGTCAATGCAAAGGTAGAGAAGTTTACTTCGGAACTAGATTCCAAGTATGCAGAACTATCACAGAAGCACGGTGAACTCAGCGAAAAGTTTGCTGGTATCAAGGAAGAGTTGGGCAAGATGGAGAAGTCCGTCACCGACCTACTAGATGCAAGCGCAGTAAAGAAGTCTGGCGACCTTGGCGGGGAGTCAGAAACAGTAGTCGAAAAGAAGGCTACGAGTACATGGGGTGGACACTTCCTCGGTGTAAATTCCCTAAGGGACAACTAAAAGAAGGAGAGGTGAAACAAACAAAATGACTGAAAATCTACTAGAGAAGGTTATTACCACGACCACGTTGGGACAGGCTCCTGACGGTTCTGGTTCTGGCCTACTACCACCAGAGCAGGCAGAGCGCTTCATTGACTACACCTTTGAGTCAACTGTTCTGGGATCACAGGTTCGTACGATTCGTCTACGTGCCGATTCACAGGAGATTGACCGTATCGGTGTTGGTGAGCGTTTGCTACGCGTTGCTACCGAGGCTGTTGACGACGCCGTGAACGTTGGCGTTGCATTCAGCAAGGTTTCTCTTGGAACCACGAAGTACCGTCTAGACTGGGAACTTTCAACTGAGAGCCTAGAGGATGGTAAGGAAGGCGATGCACTAGAGGATCACATTGCTCGTATGCTTGCTTCTCAGGTCGGTAACGACCTAGAAGACCTAGCGATCAACGGTGACACCACTAAGACCACCGACCCATTCTTGAAGGGTGTCGATGGTTGGGACCGCCGTGCTCGTCTGGGTGGACACATCATCGACCACGCCGGTGGCGAGGCCGACCGCGATGTATTCCACAAGGCCATCAAGGCAATGCCGCGTAAGTACATGCAGCGTCGTAACCAGTTGAAGTTCTTCACTGGCGCAAACGTGTTGCAGGACTACACGTACAACCTACAGTTGAAGTCTAACGACTATGTTCTTCCTGAGAGCGTAGCACAGAGCAACTTCAACAACTTCGATGGATTGGGCCGTGCATTCGGAATTCCTGTACAGGAAGTTCCTCTGATGGACGAGACCAAGGCCGGTGACTACTCAGGTGCAGCAGGAGAGCACTCTGACGTATGGCTGACCTTCCCAAAGAACATGATTTGGGCAATCAAGCGCGACATTGTGGTTTACCGCGAGTTCGTGCCGCGTAAGGACGCGATTGAGTACACGCTATTCACTCGTATCGGTGCAAACATCGAGAACCCTGACGCATTCGTTGTGGTTAAGAACGTGAAGGCTAACGCCTGAACAACCTGAGCATTAGGCCGGTCCCTTCGGGGACCGGCCTTTGCCATATGAACGAAGTGGCGCTATAATGAGAGTCACAACGAAAGGATTTACTATGAGTTTTGAAACACTGAACAAGCCCGTGCTGCTACAGGTGGCCGAGGACTTCGCGGTAGACGTTAAGGCTACCGACAACAAGGCAACGATTATTGCAGCACTTGTTGAGGATGGCGTTACGTGGGATATGTACAAGGCTGCATTCCCAGACCCAGAGGACGAGCCAGATGTGACCCCAGAAGCGCCGGTAGCAGAAAAGCCTGCTGTCGTACGTGAGGTACCAAAGGTTCTTGTCAAGATGGAGCGTCAGAACCCACGCTTTGAGATTCGTGGATACACATTCTCCAAGCAGCACCCATTTGTGCCGGTAACCGAGGAAGATGCTAACTACATCATCAGCCACTTGGATGGTTTCCGAATTGCCATGCCACAGGAGGCTCAGGACTTCTACGGCTGATAGACCGTAGTGTATAATTAAAACATGAGCGATATTTACAGAGATTCAGTAGACGACACCGTGGAATTGGGTGTTACAGGAGCAGACATTACCTCTGTGACCTTTATGCGTCACGGCAAGGTGGTTAGCACTGCTACCACTTCTCCTGCCCAAGTTCCATATGCTGTTACCCACGTAGATGGGGAATTCTCTGTACTCTGGGAGTATGAGGTTGATGGAAACACATACTCACGCTCTGAGGACTACAAGGTAGTCACACCTCTATTCACATCTCAGGAACTGAAGGACTTCAACGACCAGTTCAACGTGCTAACCGACCAGAAGGTCGAAGTGCTAGAGCGTCTTGTTCGTGAAGTAATCGAGGCCATCACTGGTCAGTCCTTTGGATACGAAGAGGGAAGTTACACCACGTGGGGCGGTGGGGACACGGTACTTCTAACGGATAAGCGTGTCCTCTCCGTCACCTCAATTGGCTATGGCCAGTATGGACTGTTGCCGTACACCTACCGACCAATCAAGAACGGATTCGGTATCGAGAAGGACGGCGAACTGTGGGATGGATCGACATACACCACCGCAGGCCCAATGCGTAGCCCGTATGCCCTACATTCATCTTCTGGTTTCCAGAACAATACCCGCTACACCATCACTGGTACTTTCGGTTGGTCCACAGTACCTCGTGAAATCAAGGACGCGGCTTTGCTTATTGCTGAGTTGTTCTCTTGCAAGGAAGCATCATGGCGTGACCGCTATCTAAAGGCAGTCACCGCAGCCGACTGGCGTTTTGACTTCGACAGCCGAGCATTCACAGGAACAGGAAGCGTCACAGCAGACCGACTGCTAGAGAAGTTTGTGGTTGGTCGCTGGGCGATCATCTGATGTTTGGGTGCCTAGTCTCGTCAAAGTACAACATGACGGCCACCATTCTTACTCAGGGACCAACTGCTCCGGTAACGCCTGAAGGCGATGGACACTGGGAACAGAAGCAAGACCCGGACACTGGTGAAATCATCCGTGTTTGGGTTGAGGATTCTGACCCGGACACTCCCGGCACTCAGACTCGCACTGTGCCATGCATGGTGCGTGGTGTAATTGTCGGTGGTGTTCGTGCTGCCGGAACTACCGAGAGATTCGACCCAAAGGGTGTATACGAAAACATCGACTTCGTGAAGATGAACTTCCCTGCTGATGTGGTCATCACCAAGCGCGACAGAATTACTAACGTAACTGGACCGGACGGTACGGTCATCTGGAAGGAAGAGGAATTTAGCGGTGCTCCTACGGTGTTCGACGTTCTGGGTATTACGCCTGTCGTTGACCCGTTCGGAATGCTCGTAGAGAACTTCGCTCTGCTTCAGAGAGCCGGGGTGCAAGGTGGGTAAGGCCAGACGCAATGCTGTAGACATTGAAGCCGACATGGCTGATGGCTACAAGGCTCTCGGCTTTGTACAGGGCATGTCAGAGGAACTTTCCACCGACCGATTCATCGGGCCGGTGATTGAGTTTGCTCACAGCAGAATGGCCGAGTCCTTTGACGACGAGATTGACAACGCTGCCAGAGCAGGAACTGATTCTCTTCAGCACGTCTACGAGTGGAGGATGCTGGGTGTGCCTCAGGGCAGACTATGGCGTCACACGCTCACAGGACGCGGTGAGAATCGACAGGCATCGTGGAAGTGGGTTGCGTCCAAGTCTCCAATTCTGACGCCTTCAGAGCGCAAGGCCGAGGGAGACCCCAGCGACCCGATCAACAACGTGTCTGACGAGGCTCTGGCACGTCTTTCTGATCGCAAGTACATCTTCTACTGGAAGGCTCCGATTGTCGAGTACGGACTGTCGGTGAACATTCGCCCGGTGTATGCCAAGGCTCTATTCGTGCCTACTGATTCAAATGCACGAGGATACTACTTCTCCAAGGGAACGAGCAATCAGTTCCAAGAGGGTGGGCAGGGAAAGTTCACGGCATTCTGGACAACATGGTGGGCAAACGGAGCATCTGCTCTTTGGAGCGCAGAAATCAAGCGCACCATTGAAAAGGACTTGGGACGTTCTCGTACAGAACTGGCCAAGGTCACTGGCAGAAGAAGAAAGAAGTCATTCGGCATCAACGCAATGTCTGACAACTTCGCTGCATATGAGGCCGGTAGAAATATGGCTGAAGCCTATATCAAGGGCAAGGCAAAGAGTTACAAGCAGGCGGCAAAGTACGTAGACCGCTATGGACAATTTGGAGACGAGGTGAACTACTGATGCCAGTAGGCAAGTGGGATTTGGGCGGCGTGCACGGAGTGCGCCAGTACATGTGGAAGTTGCTACAGGATGAATTGGGATGGAAGGCATCAGACTATGGTGGCCTGACACCGATCACCACTCCTGAGCAGCAGCCAGAATTCAACAACTTCAACAAGCCGTATATCGTCTACTCCTATTCGAAGAAGCAGGGTACAAACAACTACTTCCTAGAGGGAGAGATTGCAACGTTCGTGATTTACTCTTCGGACAGCGCAGACATTAGACGAGCAATCAACCTGTTTGATGCAAAGTTGGACAAGCGTGACGAGAGTGCTGCCGAGGTCAACGACTTCATCAGTGCCTCATCACTTGATCCAGAATACAAGTATTTTGATTACAAGTCGCTGTGGGTATCAATGATTCAAGGCCCACAGCCGGTGACAGAAGAGGGCGGTAGGCGTGATGGTCTCATCAACGTGAACATCAATTACACACACTACGGTCCAGATGGAAAGGCAATCCGTTTCTGATTTTGCTTTGTGATACCGCCTACGGTACTATTAGCAATGAGGAAGTATTCAGCCTAGCCAGCAAAAACAATCACGATGGAGGTGAAAGATAAAGAATGGCATACAGTGTAAAGAACATTATCGTGGGTGCTGCGGCACTTTACGTTTCAGTTAAGGACTCAACCGATTCTACTTTCTACGGGGCCAATGGCAACGTAGCAGTGTCTCTACCAGCCCTTACCGCTAACACGCCAGCCGGTCCTGTCCTAGAGGCAGATACGACCAACTGGCGTCACCTTGGTTTCACGACTGATGGTGTTGAGTTCTCATACGAGCCTGACTTCGGTGAGGTAAACGTTGACCAGTTGCTTGACGCTGCAAAGTTGTTCAAGCAGGGAATGAGTGCAACCGTTAACACCTCTCTAGCAGAGGCTACGCTAACGAACTTGATCCTTGCTTGGGGGCAGAAGAACAGCAGCCTTGGTACTGCTGCGGCTCCTGACACAACGGGACAGGAACTAGGTATCGCATCGGGAGCGCTCCTAGACGAGCCAGTCGAGCGCTCTCTTGTTTTTGTTGGTCCAGCACCTCGTAGCGCAACCAACAAGCGTATGGAGCGTCTGTACCACGTACGTCGCGCTTTGAATGTTGAGTCATCTGCTCACAGCCTAGCAAAGACGGACGCTACGACAGTTCCGATTGCGCTCCGTTTGCTACCAGACCCTTACTACACTGGTAAGGAATACGGTATCATCCGAGACCGCCAGATCGAGACCTGATCTGAATAGCGACATATAGAAGGGCCACTCTTCGGGGTGGCCCTTCTGTTTGCCCGAAATTTGCCAAGACTGCTAAACCCCTGATATACTTTAGACACAATCTATAAGGAGAGAATATGGCAACATTTGTAGGATCAATTGAGACGCTAGAGTTTGCAGACGGCACCATTGCAACCGTGCGTTCCCTTCCGATTAAGCCGCTTCGTAAGTTCATGGAGAAGTTGACCGGGCTGGAAGAGGCAAAGTCAGAGGTAGAGTTTGTTGACGCAGTAGTCGCACTCGCAGTATTTTGTCTAGAGGGCAACAAGGATTTGAAGGAAGCCGGTGTGGCTGACCCAGAGGACGTTCTAGACCTACCGACCGCCTATAAGGTCATCGAGGTATGTGGCGGTG